CTTTGATATAGAAATAAGATGAAATATTACCACCTTTAAATCTTGCACTAGCACAAATATTTAAGTAATCAATAAAGATAACATCTGGTTTAAATGATTTCTTTAATGCAAGTTCATTTAACAATGCTCTAAAGTGACCACTATGTGCTGATGCTGTTGGATATTCTTTAATGATTAATTTACCTTTTGTCTTTGCATTTAGTTTTTCAAGTTTACTATCATACAATTGTTTAGGCATAGTATGTAAATCATCAATTGTTGCATCAAATAAGTTTGCATCAATTCTTTCTGCAATTCTTTCCTCAGCCATTTCTAAAGTAACATACAATACATTTAAACCTTCACTTAAAAAATGAGAGGCACAATGACACATAAACAAAGATTTACCAACACCTGTACCTGCAAGAGCAATGTTTAATGTTTTACTTGGCACACCACCTTTTGTAATTTTATTAAAGTAATCTAAATCAAATTGATATTTTTTTTCTTTAGTATGATAAAATTTAAATCTGGCATCAGCGTCTTCGATATAATCATGCCCAATATGATTGTCAAAACTAACAGCCAAAGCATTTGCTAAAATACCAGGTATTGCTTCTGGTGTTCTCTTTTGGTCTTTGTTATCTAAAATTTTAATACCATCTAAAACGGCATTATGTACAGCTCTATCTTTACACCATTTTTCTGTAGTGTCAAACAACCATTGTAAATCGGCTTTCTCATCTGATAGGCCATTAATAATGAGTTTGATATTTTTTAACTGTTCTTCAGTTAAATCTTTTCTTTGACCTAATTCAATATTGATGGTTTCTTTTGTAGGTAGATTTTTATATCCCTCAACAAACTTTTCAATTTGTAAAAAGAGTTCTCTTTCATCTGAATTTGAAAAATAATCACCGTCAATAAAAGGCAAAGCCTTTCTAGTAAAATCTTCGTTAAAGAAAAGATTTCTTAGGATTGTTGTTTCAATTCGTTCACTTGACGATTGCTGTACCATCTTTTAATTGTTGCTCCATTAGTTCAATTAATATATCGCCGATATATTCCATAAAATCTTCATCATCAGCCACATCTTTTTTGTTAGGGTTCCTAACTATATCATAATCAAATATCATTGGCAATGTTCCGTCAGCGTTCTCTTTGTTGCCAAACTTGACATTACCATATTTGTAAATAACACCTTCATACTTTTCTTCCAAGAGTTTTATACAGGTGAAATCATCACCCTCTCTTTGTACAAAGGCGTATTTCTTATTCTTCGTCTTGTCCGTAGGTGAATTTTCGTTTGGTGTATTCATCAATCTTATCTAATACCTCTTTTGTAAAATATTTCTCGGGGTCATCATTGATAGACTTACCAAACACTTTTGTGCCATCTGGCATTTCATACCTTGTAGATACTTTCTTAAAGACACCAGCTTCTTCGCCAAGTTCTAAAAGACCATAATATCTGTCAAGGCCAGTTTTGTATGTTAGTCTTACATCAATTTGAGCATTTTCTTTTGTTAAACGAGATTTATAATTTTTACAATGTATGATATTACCAACGACCTCAGTACCGTCTTTTTCTTTTCTCTTACCAAGGTAAACGATTGATGAAGCAGCGTATTTCAAACCTGAACCGCCACCCATTTCTTTTTGAGGGAACATTGAACCGATAACATCATAGGTGTGATTAGTCATAATCATAGGAACACCTGCTTGTCCTAGTTTCAATGTTAAAACTCTAAATGCTGATTTCACAATCTGACTTCTGGTCATATCTCTTGTTTCTTTACCAGCAGCTGTATCTTCCATTTCTTTTGTAGTAGATAACATACCTAAACTGTCTAATACAAACATCATAGGTTTTCTTTTATCTTCTGGTTGTTCGATATATTTGTCTAAGATTTTAATTGATTGTGTTCTAAACTCTTGTACCGTTGCAACAGGCATTACAACTAAACGGCTACTATCCACACCACGACTTTCAACCATCTCTTTAGATACTGCACTTTCTGATTCAAAATAAATCACACCAGCATCTTTGTCTTGGTCTAAAAAATTCTTTACAATACCTAATGCAAAGAAAGTCTTTCCTGTCGCAGCTTCACCTGCAATTGCCGTAATTCGACTATCAGGCAAACCACCATAAATCGAACCACTTAACAGAGCATTAAATGAATATGAGCCTGTGTCGATAAAATTATCTACATCACCGCCTGTACCATCACTAGCAAGTGTGGCATACTCATTGCCTGTTTCTTTAATTATTTGTTTGAGAAAATCGCTCATATATTTCACGCTCCTTATCTGTATAACTTATAGTATACCATTTTATACCCATACTATAACATATTTGTTTGATATTGTCAAGCTCCTGTGGGCTGAAACTGTGTGTCATGTAGTTTCTAGGACCTTTGTAAATGGTAATCATCATCTAAACTTTTCTTAATATCTAATTTTGGTGGCCATACTTCATTCCACAATCTATATTCTGGATTCTCAGGTATATATCCTTTAGGTGGGTTATCATAGAAACCTGGTTCTATCTTTGACCATAATATAGATTTTACTTCATCTATTGGTAATTGACCAAATTCTGTGTAAGTATTACTAGCTATTTTTTCAGCCATATAATAAACTTTTTCTTTATTATATTCAACTTTCCGTTGGTAATCCCAATATTCTTTCAATTCTTTATACGATTGTTCTGAAATGGCCATAGTCATATTTATCTAATAATGTCAATCTGAGCGTCTTTAGTCCATATCTCTAAATCGTTTCTGATACGGCCTTCTTCTTTTAATTTGTTATATCTTTTTGTTGCTAATTTCTTCCACCATTCAACAATATTATCTACCGTGTATCGGTCAAAGTTTTCAGCCTTTACAATTTTATCTGTTTTGCCATTTACAATATCAATAAAGTTTTCAATACCATAGTTTGAAACATAATATCTTTTTTGTTCTGTTAGATTTTTTGCATTATTAATTGTTGTATTAAATTGTTTAAGGTCATCACCATCAATTGTTCTTTTAACTAAACCAATAATTGCATTTGTTAATTTTAATTTTCTACTACTAGCAGTTTCAGGTACTAAAGGTCCTGTTTTACTTTCTACATAATTAGCCAAATCTCTAAACGGTTTGCCGTGCATCATAGGAATAAAATTACTATCGGTCATTCCTTTGTATCTTAAAAATGGTTTCATACCGTCATACATTGATGCGCCTTTTGTATTACCATAAAGTGATGTAGTTTCAAACATTACTAAGTTCATATCATACTTTGCATTAAGTTTTTCTCTTACCCAATGTGAACAACAAATACCTGCCAACAATTTACCACCGAGATAGTTGTAACCGAATGGTTGGCAAGGCACAATCACAAATCCCATAATAGCTGTTTTATTAAATACTGTTAAATTAGGTACATTGCCTAACAAATCATTTCTTGGTTTACAATTGATAACTGGAGAACCGAACCGAATGAAACCTAAAAACTTGTTTGTATTTTTATCTTTAACGGCCAACTTTAATGCTTTGCCTGGAATACTGACCATATTACTATGACTACTAATCATATTAATACAAGTGTCCCATGTATGATTATCTAGTTCAACAACTTCAATATCCATATCTTCTGGTGAAATAGAAAAATCATCAAACATATCTGAATCAAATCCCATACCAGGAAGTGATTGAGGTAATGACTCAATCTGAGCCATCTTTTGGTCACGCATATATTGGTCAATTCTTTCAAACTGGCCAAAATAATCGTTGAATATGTTTGCACAATGTAGTGCTTCTTCTTTACTTAGGGTCTTCGCCATTCCACATCCATAATAAAATAATTGGTATTAATAGTATCATTATACTACATAATATACTAATTGTCAAGCTCATACTTCATTTCCCCAAAAATCCCAGCCTGGTCTTGTTTCTTTTCTTGCAAATAATTCAATATACGGACCATCCAGGAGTTCTTCGATTCGATTATGAATAAGTGGTTTTTCGGAATGCCTGCGTCTTTCTGACACAATCAACTGAGGTACACTTTTAGACTTTCTTTTTGGTTTGCCTTTAGTTGCCAATAAACACATTTCAGGATTGGCTCTTGTCCAATATCCTAAACCTGTGAAAAAACCAAGTGTATTTTTATTTGTTTTGCACCAAGTAAAACCAACTGTTTTATATTTAAATCCCCAAGCATCTATCACTTCAAAGGCCTTGTCTAACATAGGGTCAATCGCCCACATTAATAAAACAGAATTGTCATCTGCAATATCACCGACTTTCATATTTTTTATATCATCTAAATTCATACAATCGTAATGTTGATTAGGATTTCTACCCTCACCTTTTGTACTATAAGATTTAAAATACCAAGGCGGGTCTGCATAAATCACACCGTATTTTTTATTAGGTAAATTAACCAAAGAAACTCTCCAGACTTGCCTGTGGTTCTGCTTTCCAGCCAATCGCATCTAAGATAAATCTCATTGGGTCTAAGAAAGTCTTTTCAAACTGTACTTCATAATCAACATATGGTTTTAATTTAAATTCTGTAGGCAATGTACTGATATAACTAATCACATCAAACTTAAATGGATTGGCCTCTTTCAGTTTAATAAATTTAATCTTATCACCATCTTGTATTAAAGGATATTTGTTGTGTAATTTAAACTGTTCGATTTGATGATTGTAAATCAAAGCGCCTTTTACATGAATAGGTGTGCCTTTGATGAATATACCACTAGCGCTTCTATACTTTCTTAGATTATTACAACTTCTAGGAAAAGCAATCTGTTCTGGTTCTAATTGTAAAAACTCTTTCTTAAAGTTTTCAATAAAATTATGTAAATCAGATTGTTCTTTAGACATAATAATCTTAATCGCTTCTTTAATCTTACCACGACAGACCTGAGGTGTGCTAGACTTAACAGCTTCAATGCCCATTAATTTTAATTTAGGGTCAGCAAGTCTTATGCCTTCTTCGTCTAACACATTCAACATATATCTTTTCTTTGCAACCCAAATACCTTTGTTGGCGATTACTTCTCGTTTCATCACCATAGCATTTTTAAATGCGTTTGAATAATCAGCAAGTTCATCAAAACACT